GATGTAAAGAAATTACATGAGAAGATAGACAAATACTTAACTTCCATAAATTTTGCCAGTGGTGGTGGTTCTGGTTCATATTTTCTGAATGATTTAGGTGACACAGACCATAATAGCATTATTACCGCAACTAATGGCCAAGTTTTAACATATGATGAAACCTTAGATAAATGGATTGCATCTACTCCATCTGGTGGCGCCGGTGGTGCCGATGAGATTGCTAGAGCAACTGCAAATGCAGCTTTTGATAAGGCTAATTCTGCAAATGTATTAGCACAAAGTTCTTATACTTTTGCCAACTCAAACTTTACAAGCGCTGTTACAAGATTAACGGTAACACATTCAGGTGCCTCTGCTTATCTAATAGATCAGTATTCAGGAAATAATCCTTCAATATATGTTTCTGCTGGTGAGACATTAGCGTTTCACTTAAATAATGTTACGGGTCATCCGTTTATGATTCGGGTGTCAAGTGGTGGTGCAAATTATGATACAGGACTTACTCATGTTTCTAATACAGGAACAGTTTTAACTGAATCAAATGCACAAGGCCAAGTAACAGGAACTTTATATTGGAAAGTTCCATTTAGTATAGTAGGTTCAACATATGTTTACCAATGTTCTATTCATGGTGGCATGGTTGGTAATATTGTTATTCAACAACCAGTATCATTTGTTGCTGCGAATACAACACTTGCTTTTAATCAAGCTAATGCAGCTTTTATAAAAGCTAATAGCGAAAGCGATGTTAATGATACACAAAACAATAGTATCACGGTTGCATTAAATACAGCTAATGCAGCATTTGTTGCTGCTAATGATATTAATGCAACCGATGCTACCCAAAATAATAGTATCATAGCTGCATTTACAGCTGCTAATACTCCAAGTCATGTAGCTAATAGTGCTGCAATCTATGCTAACGGTGCCTTTACAGCTGCCAATGCTGCTACTGCTATTGATACAACTCAAAATAATAGTATCATAGCTGCATTTACATCTGCTAACACTCCAAGTCATGTTGCCAACTCGGCATCAATATATGCTAACGGTGCCTTTACAGCTGCTAATGCTGCTATTGCAACCGATACAACACAGAACAACTCTATAACAGCAGCATTTACAGCTGCTAATACTCCAAGTCATGTAGCTAATTCAGCAGCGATATATGCTAACGGTGCCTTTACAGCTGCCAATGCTGCTACTGCTATTGATACAACACAGAATAATAGTATTACAGCCGCATTCAGTCATGCTAATGCGTCTTTTGCTTTTGCTAATACTATTTCTGGTGGTGCTGCAATTGATAATGTGGCAAGAGAGTTAGCTACTTCAGCATCTATATTTGCTAATACTCCAAGTCATGTTGCCAACTCGGCATCAATATATGCTAACGCTGCATTCACTAAAGCCAATACAGCAGCAACCATTCCGGATATTTTGGCACTCGCAATCGCATTAGGATAAATAAAAGACTATGGCTACTCCTTCAACTCGTGCAGAATTTAAAACTTATTGCCTAAGAAAACTTGGTTTTCCGGTAATAGAAATTAACGTGGATGACGATCAGGTGGAAGATAGGATAGACGATGCTCTATCATACTTCCAAGATTACCATTTTGATGGTACAGAGAAGATGTATATGAAGCATCAATTGACAGTAGCAGATATTAATCGCCGATGGATATATGCACCTGATGCGGTAACATTTGTAACTGGTGTTTTTCCATTTGATAACTCTAACGCTTCTGTTAACATGTTTGACTTGCGTTATCAATTGCGTTTACATGATTTGTATGACTTCACATCCGTTTCGTATGTGTCATATGAAATTACCATGCAGCATATAAGAACACTTGAGCTATTGTTTTCCGGCACACCACAGTTTAGATTTAATCGCAAGCAAAACAAAGTATTCATTGACATAGATTGGACAAGAGATGTTCAAGTAGGTGATTATGTTATTATTGAATGCTACAGATCATTAAATCCATCTACTATAACTTTAACAGGTACAGTATCATACACATCAGGTAGTAATACTGTAACTGGATATAGCACTACATTTGACCAACAATTTTTAGAAAACGATTTCATTACATTCAATAGTGTTGACGAATTTCAAGTTGATAAAATCTTATCACCAACATCGTTAACGGTTCGTGGGCCAATGGTTAATACCGCAGCTAATGTAACTGCAACTATATCTGGAAATTCTGATGTTTGGGGTGATAGATTCTTAAAGAAATATGCTTATGCATTAATCAAAATGCAATGGGGTAATAATCTTAAAAAGTTTGCTGGTGTGCAATTACCTGGCGGTGTAACATTGAATGGTAAAGAAATTTATGATGAGGCTATAGAAGAATTAGCTAAGCTTGAAGAAGAAATGCAAGTTATTAATGTTTTGCCGAACGAAATACTGGTGGGTTAAATTTCGTGGCAACCAACCTATATTTTAATAATTTTCCAGCTAATCAAATCACCAGTGAGCAATTACTGGTGGAAGACCTTGTAATAGAGTCTCTTGGAATAAACGGCATGGATATTTATTACATGCCAAGATCCAGTCGTGATTCTGTTGATATGTTGTATGGTGAAGATACACTAAAGACATACACCTCTGCGTATCCACTAGAGATGTATTTGGAAAATGTTACTGGTATGGAAGGTGAAGGTGATTTTATGTCCAAATTTGGACTTGAAATCCGAGATGAAGTATCATTACTCGTTTCTCGCCGTAGATTTGGTTTTACTGTAAATCAAACTAGACCACTTGAAGGTGATTTGATTTACATTCCTTTGTTTGAAAATTTCTTTGAGATTACTTTTGTTGAACATGAAAATAATCAAGCCATGTTTCATACACTAGGTCGTGGTCGTGGTGGTAATGTTTATGTTTACGCATTAAAACTTAAACAGTTTGTATTTTCAAGTGAGGTTATTGAAACTGGTATCTCAGAAATTGATGAACAAATATTTGATTTGTATCCAAGAACCAGAATTTCACTTTCTTCAGGCTCAGGTACTTTTGTTGCGAATGAGATTGTATATCAAGGTGCTAATTTAGCTAACTCAACCGCACAGGCAATAGTATATACATATAATACAGGTACTTCTCTTGATATTATAAGAGTAATAGGAACATTTAATTCTGGTAATGTTCGTGGTAATACTGGTAATGCAAATTGGATCATTAATACCGTTTCTGATACTGCATTGATGAATGATGCATTTGAAGATGTTGTAGATAATAATCGTATTGAAACAGAATCGGATTCTATACTTGATTTTACCGAGAAAAATCCGTTTGGAGAAGCTTAATGCTTGGTAATACTCATTTTTATAACAGAACAATTCGTAAAATCGTGGTCGCTTTTGGCACCATGTTTAATGATATACAATTGGTTCGTTATACGAAAGATGGGTTAACGGCAAAAGAAATTACAAAAGTACCACTTTCTTATGGTGCAAAAGAAAAATATCTTGCACGAATTACTTCTGATCCAAATTTAACAAAATCAATTGCGACTATTGTTCCAAGAATGAGTTTTGATTTGGTGGGCATGGAATATGATTCTAGCCGTAAACAAATGTCAACTCTACAGAATTTTGCAGCTAATAATTCAACAAAATTTAATAGTCAGTATGCACCAATTCCTTATAATTTTGATTTTACTTTATCAATTTATGTTAGAAACACAGAAGATGGCACACAAATATTAGAACAAATTTTACCATTTTTTACTCCTGATTTTACTGTTACAATTGATTTCATTAACAAAATGGATCAGGTATATGATGTGCCTATCATATTAACTTCTGTTTCACCATCAACCGATTATGAAGGTGACTTTTCAACAACAAGGTTGATTATGTGGGATTTAACATTTACAGTTAAAGCTTACATTTGGCCCGCAGTTAAAACAAGTAGCGTGATTCGTAAGGCCAATACAAACATATATACCGATGCTAGAAATCTTGATGCACAAAAAGTTTATGTAAATTATGCAACGGGCACCGGTGTATATACTACTGGTGAAGATGTTGAAGTTGTCGCAAGAGGCGTCAAAGGCGAAGTTATATATTTTAGTAATAATGCATCAGGTACATTGATTGTTGGTGCATTAAATAAAGACCTTGCTGCAAATGACAAGGTTGTTGGCATGTATTCAAACGCTTCATATACAATTTCAACTCTTGATAAAAATCCAGTTAAAGCTTTTATGATTGTAACAACGCCTGATCCAATTACAGCTAATGCAAATAGTGCTTATGGATTTGATGAGTTGTTTACAGAATGGCCAAATACATTATGAACAAATTAAACAATAATCTATCTGAAATTTTTGATGTTGAACCAATTAAATATACTGAAATAGTAGAAGTACCAATAAAAACAGATTTAGAAATAGCAGATGAGATAAATGCTGATTCTGCTTTAGCAAGAAAAAATATTAAATCACTCTTGGGTAAAGGTGAAACAGCTGTTGATAATTTAATTTTGGTGGCTCAAGAATCTGAACACCCAAGAGCCTATGAAGTATTAGGTAACTTTATCAAAACACTATCTGATCTGAATAAAGATTTATTAGATATACAAAAGAA